TCCAAGTATCTTTTTATTACCCCTATCGTGTAGATCTTTCTTTGTTTTAGTTTTCTCGTAAGAAGCCATGTCGAAGTCAAATCCTTTGATGATAGTGAATGTCTTGCCTTCGTATATAGCTGGTATTCCATTCTTCCTAAGTAGTCTATACATGTGAAGCTCTANCTTAGANGCAAACTCTATTCCATCTTCTCTTACTTTAGTAGATCTNGTAATCTGTCTACTCCCCTTTTTCTTCCTCATAATCTTCTTGTATTGATATTATTTCTGGAGCTCCAACTATATTNTCAAAGTAAAAATGTGCATCTTCTTTAGATTTNCCAATATAATCTCCGTAATCTACGTCTTTTCCGTCCAATAGCTCCTCTTTAGTGACCACATAATACCTTTTGTAGTTGTTTATACCGTTGATGTATAGAACGTCCTTTAAATCCTCTAAAAATCCGTCATAATAATAAACACAAATGACCGCCTCTCGATCAGTGCATCCTAATTCGCGAGCCAGCCAATGTATTTCATCTGGTTCATAAGCTATCACGCTTACTCCAAAATCTACCTCCAGGTCAATAAAAAAATAGTTGTTGTTGTTGTTGTATCTTTTGAGAACATCTTCTAAAGAAGAATAAACCAAGTAAGCTTTGTCTTCATCTAGTTCTCTACTTAGTATTATTCTGCTTTGATTTAACTTCATCCTTTGCTCTTTCGATATATAAAGTGGCATCCATTAATTCTTGCTTGAGATGTTCAAGCCACTCTAACAAAGATAATGGATTTTCAGATAAAGTCTTGCCATACTTATCAATACCTATTCTGCTTCTTTCACTAAATTGCTTTATAACTCTATCAACTACAGGGTCTGTTTTTGGCGTTGGAAATGTAGATGATTGGTCCCAGTAGTCTAACATCATTTCTCTAACTTATTTTCTTCAGATATATCTTTTTTTAGTTGCTCAAGAGCTTCTTCGTATCCAGGCATCCTTTTCATCGTTTCAATAGCTCCAATGATAAGGTCTTTCATGTTGTTCATCTGGGATACTAAGGCAGTATTAACTCCTTGTATATTCTTGGTTGTATTAACCATCTTTATAAGCTCTTGCTCTTTCATAAAACTATATTTCTTTTTATTATTTCTATGTAGTTTCTTAGATCGTCTATCTTGTTGAATTGTATTAAATAGTCTGAATTAGTATCGTAAACCTCCCACCTTCCGTTTTTAACTTCATCATCTACGCACGATACTAAATAGTTATAAGAATCTTTTTTGCACCTCCACACATAATAGTAGTAAGGCTCTTCTCCTAAATCAAAATCATGAATATAAACGGCTTCAAAGCCTAAATCTCTTAAGTCATGTTCTCTAATGCTACTCATAGTCTCTAAGGATTATTTCAAATGTCCACTTAAAGATACTAAAATTTATAGCAAAGTATTCATCATCCCAGTAAAAAGCTAATGTAGGAATTATGTAGAACATGTTAAGATTATCCATTTTGATTATCTTCATAACTCTAGAATAAATGAGATAGCCTAGCTACTTGTCCATGTAGTTTATCATGAATAAATCCCTCAACGGCTTTAGGAGCATGCTGATAACCATTTCTATGGTGCCAAGCATCTGTACCACTTGGGCTTCTTAAACTCTCAATAGTAACCCCTATATCATCTTTAACGATCTTGTGGTGTACATGATGAGTGTAAACATACCTTCTCTGCTTGCTTTGACCACCTTCCCATGCATCAGATTCAGATGCCATTAGTTTTGTTAGGTCGTTCCACTTAGCTCCGTCTCCGTGAGTAGTGCAAATTAGGTTTTTTCCGTATGCATAGTATTTTCTGTGAGCAATACTAACATCGAAGGTTATGTTTTCACAATCTCTATACCAATTAGATATAGCATCAGCTAGGAAGAACCCATGAACGTAGTCATGGTTTGATGGGTTATACATAAAGTGAACATCAGCCACTTGCATTAACTTATCAATAACCTCTATATAAAGCTTTTTAGCTAATAAGAAGTTATCATACCACATTCCATCTGTATCTTGTGGAGTTCCAGAAGTAGTTGTTCTTCTTGGTGTGTCTACATGAAGTATATCATTACCAGCAACAAAGATTATCTTTTCAATATCAAAAGCCTGAGCTTTCTGGAGTATTCCATCTACCCCTTCTCTAACTCTTTGTACTGCGACCTGGTTGTTGTATTCTTCGCCAGTTTCAAAAGAAGAAGCGAGCTTTCCTATGTGAACGTCTGCTGGGTCAATAACTAAAAGATGAGGTCTGTTGAGTGGTTCCCTTTTAATTTTTTCATATCTGAAGGTGTGGTTCTTTACATCCTCCATATGATCTTTAAGCATGTCCTCAAAAGTAGGACCTTCTTCTTGGTCGGCTTTAAATGCTATCGACCAGTGCTTACCTTTGTACCATCCATGCTTAACTGACTCAAATGGTATTCCTGCTATATCGCATTCATTGGCTAGTCCTGGATTTTTTTCCTCTTCCTCTCTTTGTGATAGCCATCTAGATATATTTTTCCTAACAGATCTAAGATTTGATTCTTGTTTGTATCCTTGTTCTTGAAGTTTTCTAGCTATCTCTGTAGCGCTTTCTATTCCAGAGTCGTAAATGTTAAAAGCAAGCTTTTTTAATTCTCTATTAGATTTCATCTTGTTTGATTTGATTAAGCAGTTTGTTTGCCTTGTCTATTAAGGTCTGTATTGAAGATATGATCTCGTTCCTATCGGTTTCAAATAGAGAGTCGTATATTTCGCTGACAGATTCTCTCAGCTCATTGCAAACATTGTTTATGTACTTAATCCGATGCAATCCTCTATTTGTCTTGGTGCTGTATCAGAAGATCTCCGAGTTGTTTGTCGATCTTCTTCAGCCTCCTATAAATTATTCTGGAATCTTTTTTTACTCTTTCTTTCTCTGCTTGAGAGCTCTTAACATCTATGCCCATGTTTATTGTGGCGTCAAGGGCGAGCATCCTATCTACAATTTCCTGCTGTTCATCAAAAGAATTAAACACATAATCTAACTCTGTGTTTAAATCGAATTCTGGCTTTAGCATTCTGAAGTGTAATTCTTCTATGTATTGGTTTATTGTCCTGCTCATGGTTGTAAAATTAAACTGTTTTATTTATTTAACAAAATATTTATTAACTTTTTTTTGTTTATTGGTGATATTTATCGTAATAGTGCTTGTAAATCTCGAAAACTGGCTTTGATAACTCGTGATTCTTGTAGGTTTTAGGCGAAACAACCTTATCTCCGCCAGACTCGATAATTAAAGTTATCTCATCCCAGTCTTCTGGAACTGGAGAAACTTTGATTCCATTCTTCAAGCACCAACTCATGGCCTCAAAGTGCTCTTTTGTCGGAGCAAATCTATCTATTTGTCTAGGTCTTCTTTTCATTTAAAATGGAACTTCATCTGAGTTAATGTCAAAGGCTTGATGTGGTTGTGCTACATATACTGGAGCAGACTCTTCTCTAAACTTCTGAGGTTCTTGATCCAATCTAAATGTAGGTTCATTGCTTCCAACATAATATCTTCCGCTAGGTAAGTGATAGTTAAAGTAAGTGCTTGCCCCTATCTCTCCTTGAAACTTCATTTTAACCTTCTCTGTTCTAAATGAGACTTGATTCTTTTTGATTATCTCATTTGTGTTTGGGTCTATAGTTTCTGCAAAGTATCTGAATACACTAAATCCATCATGTGTTTGATTCCTAAAGTCTGCTGATCCAGAAACAGAATACAAGTCAGGATGATTGTATGCTCCATCAGGATTCTTAGTCATTTTAGTTGGGTGTGCAATTAAGAATATAATTACATCATTCATTTGAGCAAACATTGTTAATTTAGTCAGTACGCTCTTGATATTTGAAAGCTCAGAAGCATTGCTATTGTTGAACTCCAACTTATTAAAGGCATCAATAACAAATATATCTATCCCGTATATAAACATTTGTTCTTTAAACTTATCCAAAAGCCAATCCCAAGTTGGGAACTCCCCTTTCTCTGGAGCAGTAGTGTATATTTTTTCTTTAGCCCATGTGGAGTACGTTAAAATATCTTCTTTGCTTATCCTGGGGCATCCCGGATTATCCATCCAAAAGTTCTTCCCATGAAACTTCTCAATGAATGTAGATTGATGTAACTCCATTGGGTGGTGTTCTGGAGAAAAGAAAGATGCTTTTAGTTTATGGTCCTGAACAAGGTTTAGTATATACCACTCAGTAAAATTTGACTTACCATGCGAAGGTATTCCAGTCCCCGTTACCAAGTGTCCTCTCATGACTTTAAAATGGTCGGATAGGTTTCCAAAACAACTTCTTTTAGGATACATTGTTTCTGGAGTTCCATTCTCGTAAAGCTCTATTATTCCATCGTAAAGATCATCTATTGTGTAAGTTCCACTTGATGGATACTTCTTAGCATTAGCTATGTCTCTAGCCAAACCAGATTCACTATCCACAATCAATGTTTCGTTTGCATCTTTGTGCTTGAATAAAACTCTAACGCATCTGTACTTTCCTAACCTCTGAACAATCTTATCTGCTACTAGCTCTCCCTTTGTATCGTTATCTGTTGCTATGTAAAACTTCTCTACATCAGACAAATACTTCTCTGAGTTGATCCATACATCATCATTATCGTTTGCTCCATTAGGAAGACTTATTACGTTCTTGTATCCAGCTTGGTGCATTGCTAGAACATCAAACTCTCCTTCTACAATAAAAACTTCTTTCTCTCCTATTGCCGCATTTATGTTATAGAATATTGACTTTCCATTCTTAGATTGAGTAAAGTGCTTACCTCCAGATCTGTATTTTTTATTTACTAGCACATCTCCCTCAAAGTAATTGTAAACGATATTGTTTACTTTCTTTCCTAGTTGAGGTTGGTAGTATTCCTCTTGAGTTACTCTAAGATCTTTTAGTGTGAATTGCTGAATCTTTCTTTCATCTTCAATCCACTTTACCATTGCATCAGAAAGCTCAGTGTAATTACTCCAGTTTTGTTCCGGAAGTGTATAGTCTGGTTTAATATCTTCAATGCTCTCTTTGTCTCTAATTGATATTGCCTCACAGTAGTGGCACTTAGCAACCCCTTTGTTTAGATTAACGCTAAGAGATTTTGTTTTCTTATGGTCGCAAACTGGACAGTTTATTTTTATCTGCCCATTTGTTTTGTTTGTCTCGATTAAATCCCATTCAAATATATTTTTCATTAGTATGCTACGTCTTTATGGTTCTTTGGTAAATATCCGTACTTCTCAAACTTATTTTCTTTGCCCTTCTTGATAAAGTTTCTAAAGTATCTGTTGTAATTAGTTTCATCCATTTCAAACTTACCAGTCATCTCTAAGTATTGATTAAAATCATCTAGTCTTTTTAAGAGCGATGGAATATCCATTTTGTAGTTTGATGAGATTGCCTTAACTAATCTGTCATTTTTTACATAAGCATCTTTTAGAACTTTTATGTCCATAGTTCTAATATTGTTTACATTGTTTACATTGTTATCATTGTTTACATTGTTGTATGTTGCTAATGTCGTGCTAATCTCGTGAGAATCTGGTGCTAATCTCGTGCTAATCTTGCTGTCATTTTCAACCCTGTTACTCTGGTAATCATCATATTTAACAATGCTTACAACGAAAGAAAGACCTGCTCTTCTCGTGTTAAGTTCTCCACTCTTTTTTAGTTTACTAATTGCAAATCTTACTTGAGCGTTTGTAATCCCTAATTTTACTGCAATTGAGTCGTATGAAGTTATGAATTCACCTCTCTTTACACTTATGTTTTTCCACTTACTATCCTTGTGAGTAGCAGATAAAAGCACATGTAAAAACACCCTAGACACATTGGCATCTGAATACCATTGCCAGTCCAGAATTCTTCTGTGTAGTGTTATAAAACCGCTATTCATTGTCTTCAGTTTCTAGAGACAAAAGCTCTTTTTCTAGTTCCGTTATCTTCTCTTTTATGATAGATTTCTTAAGCTCAGTGTAGAAGCTATCTTCTACTTTTCTATCTACATTATTTAAAAAAGAAATATGCTTATCGCAAACTTTTTTAATGGCCTTGTAGTCTTCCATAAAGCCTTTCTGAAAATCAATTAAATCATCGCACAAAAATATTCCATGCCTTACAGTTGCATGGTCTTTATCGAAATAAGCTCCTATTTTTGCAAGACTAATATTTGTATTAATAGATATTAATTTATACGCAATACTTCTCATTTCAACAATATCTCTTCTTCTACTTTTTAATCCAATTGGACTCATTAAGTCAAATTTAAAATGGTCGTTAATGCATTGTATCACTATTGTTGATCTTGAATCAATTATGGTATTTCTCTTTAGTTTTGACATATAATTTTGTTTAGAAGAAAAAGGGGGTATTCAACAACCCCCTCTATCTATATTACACTTTAATTTCCTTTAAATTCAACGGGTTTAAAAAAAATAATTAGAACGGCAGGTCGTCCTGGGCTTCTGCTAATTTTGTAACGGGCTGAAAACTTGTGCCGTTGCTTGAGTTGTTTTGAGAGCCTTTAAATTCATAGCTTACTCCCTCCCCAACATAAACTACATCTTGTTTAGCTTGTCTTTCCTCTTTTGTTTGAGGCTTAACTGCGAAATGAGTTTTAACCATTTGCAAGTTTTCTCCATCATAGAGCACCTTTCTGCTCTCTTGTTTCATTTCGACTAAGTCGAATTTGATTTCCTTGATAGTTACATCAACGCCATCCTTGTTTTTGTAGGATCTTGTCTCAATTAACTGCCTAGCTTTTTCAGCATCAATCGAAATTGATAATTTGTTCGCCATTTTAATTGTATTTAATTGTTTAATATACTTGCCAGACCATCTGACAATGAGTTTAAGTAAGTTCTACACGCTTTTATGCGTTCATATAACTTATCTATTGATTCTTGTTCTAAAGCGAGCTTAAATCGCTTTATTCTAAGTTCTTCTGGAATGTCTTCATACATGTGATTCCTGAAAGTCTCTTCTTCCAGCTCCAGAGGTAAGTCTATCATACCAGTTTTCCATGACAACCTCCTTAATTCATCCTGAATAAGCATATCTGGAGTATTAACTAAGCAATAGGCTAATTCACTATCCACAGAATTTGTTAGTATCATATAACCTATCAGTTGCCATTCGTAATCCTTTGTAGGTATCTCAACTCTATTCAATGGAAACGTACTGAAATCCCAACTTGATTTAATATCTATCAATGGATTAACAATATCTGGAGTTCCACATATAAAATCATTCTCAAAAAACTCTTCATTCTTGGATAGCTTAGTTTTGAAAACTCTATTGTACATCTCTATTGCTTCATCTTCAGCTTGAATACCTTTATCCAGATACATGCTAGTTATCTCCTTATCCCTTCCAAAGACTTGCTCCTTGTGTATCTCTTGTAGATAGGTCATTGTTGTTTTAGATAGTGGATCTTTTTTTGTCCTAGAATCAACCATCAACTTCCCTAAGCTACTACACCTAAATTTATAATCTGAAAAATCAACCTTCATTTTCGGCATCCCTTTTCTTTTCATCTTCCATCATCTTTCTAAAGCTATTGTGTATTTCATTTTGAGCATCCAAGTATTCATCCCAAAGAAATTCAAATTGTCTTTCTGAAAAATGAACATAAGCATAATCTTTTGTGTCCACTTCCATATGTCCTTCATGAATTTTAACATTAACAGGATCCATTTCTTCATCTATCACTTGAGTGCTTATGTATGACAAATACTTCTTCTCGCCTTTCTTTGGTTCTTCGCCATCTATGTTACAATAATGTTTTTTAATCTCCCATGATTCTGGGAAAAGTGCTTTTTCTGTTTTTAAGTAATCGTTCATATCTATTTTCTTTTAAAGTCATCTGATTCATCTTCTCCAAATACACCTAACTCATAAAATCCAGTTAGTTTTAATACTGCTCTAGACATCGCTCTCTTTTCAGCCATCTCCATTACATACCATGTATTGCAGTTCCCATCTCTGGCAGTTGCTCCTTTTAGTGCAGAACCAAAAGTCTCTATTACTGCATTCTCTTTGTTTGCGTTTGCTTTAACAACACAAAAGTTTGATTCACATTTAACTACATCATAGTTTATTTTAATCTTCTCAACGCCTTGTATCTTATCAATACCTGCACGAGTTATAATAGTGTAGTGCTGATGTTTAAATACATCTTCCGGGGTTAGTTCATACTTTAAATAAAGTGCCTTGATTTTGTCTCTGTTACTCATGATTTCTGATTTTAATTTATATTATATTCTGTTAATTTTGATTGTACTTTCTCTATCTCTGATAGTTTTTCAGCTATCTTTTTCTTGTAAAACTCTTTTTCTTTTGCGTTAGCTTTCTCCAGATAGTTGCTTAAAGATTCTAGCTGAGCATATTTCTTATCCAAAAGAACTTTTTGTCCAGAAGGCTTTAGTCCATGCTTGAGTATAAAGTCTAGAAACTCTTCATCAACTAGCATATAGGCATCGCAGTCAGTGTAGTATGCTTCGTATGATTCCTTTTCTAAGTGGACAGTCTTCTCTATCTTTAAAAGCGTATCGAATATGGCAGTTTGATTCTTTTCTAACTGAAAAACCTTGTAACTATCTTCGTATAAGTTGTATATCTTTTCTACTTTGTCTTGTCTGTTCATCGGATAAATATATAAAAGCGTGTTTAATTATTAAAGGATTTTAACATTTATTTAAGTAATCTGATTTTTGCTTCATCCCATTTGCCCGCAACAATCCTTGTGTTCACTAGGAAATCAATCCTTTTAGTCCACCTCTTATTCATTCTGTCTCTTATGACCCACACTCCATTCATTGGTCCTGCATTTGTTACACAAACTTTTGAGTTCATTGTGAATCCTATTTTCTCAAGATCTCTGGATACTGCAATAATTCTGTGGCTCATTGGCTTTTCCATGTTGATCGTGAATCCCGTTGCCGTAATGTTGGGGGTATCGTCTGTTTGTCCAGGTACTGCGTGGTAGATTGTTGCCACCACACTAATCCATAGTGCTATTGTTTTCATAATTATATTGTTAGTTTTCACACACATAATCGTGTATTTACCATTTTAATGTTAGTTTTTTGTCACATATTTATAGTATAATTGTGACAATTTTATACATATGTGTAAACATATTGGTTTACTTTTATGCATATATGTAAACATATTGGTTTACTCATCAAAAAATTCCTCTACTGCATCTGTACCCCATCCTGCCGCTAAAGTTATTTTCCTTAAAAGTTCTACATACTCTGTAAAAGATATATCTGAATGGTCTACTTCTACTGAATACTTATACTCGTACTGTTCTATTGTTACTCTGTAAGGTTGTTTTTTCATCTTTTTCCTTGGTTTTTTGATTGCAGTTGTCCTTTGCTAAGCGGTTTAGACATTTTTCTTAGGTTATCTGAGGCATAGCCACGCCCTCTTGCTAGTCCATGCTCCATAACAAAGTCAAGGTAAAGAATCTTGTTTGTTGATGGCTTTTCAATAACAAAGTCCCCTACTATACCCAACTCCTCAAGTATATCTTCCGTATAGTTTATAGATGTTAGCTTGTAGTACGCAGACACTAGGTTTAAATTTTTTCCTAGGTCTAGCATCCTTTGAACAGTAAGGTCTTTGTCCTTGCCTATTCTAAACTTTGTTTTCCGTGTAAGCGTTCTTAGTGTTGGTATCATAATAATTTTTTGTTTAAATAATCTCTGACTCTTGACCACCAGACATTGTGTTCGTATTTTTCATTGTATTCTCTCTGAGTTAAGACCTCAACTCGTATTGCTCCATTCAATGGAACCAATCCAGTGTACACACTTGTTTTTAG